GGGCGTACATGAAGCTCAACAACATCCCCAGCGACTCGGTGGATAACTTCGCCGGGGCTGTTGGGTTTTACCTGTTTGGCGACCGCACCTTGTTCTACGCCCGCAGCGCCGTCAAACGTAACTGATTGATCCCAGCACGAACGCCATCAACGGCAGTCCGACAAACAGGATCAGCATCCACTTAGCCAAATATCGAAGGTACACCCGCCAGAGAGTCGGCGGCAGTGCCTCTCGGTCGTGGTGCTTTCGACCGACGGGTGCCACTCGTGCTGGGCAGTTCCTGCCCTGATTGCAGTCGTAATCGCAACAGTTCATCTTTGATCCTTTCCTCGGTTGTAAACCGATGTCCGTTTGCACACTCGTAGCGCCTGGTCACTACATTGTCTTGCTTCTTTGTGCGGGTTTCTTTGACTGAAGTCCATGCCCCACACTGCGGGCACGTCATGCTCATATCTCGTGTTTGTTCAGGGTGGGTTTGACAGACGCCTTGGCGCGAGAATACACGCCAAAGACCCGATACGCCAGCACGTCTTCCTCGCGCTTCTTGGTGTCTGCTGGCGCAGGCTCAGGGGCGCTTAGAACTGACGGGCGCAGGTTCTTGTACCAGAGGAATGGTGAGTTAGGATGGCATTTGCAAACCATGTGTGATCCATTGAGTTTTGGGTGGGACGTATTTGTAGGCTCGGTCTTTGGGGTGCGGGCAGTTGTCGGGGACGTAAGCCACGCACCAGACCTTCATGTACTGCCCACGCTTGCCCATCACCCAGCGGTCTACGTAGGTGTCGGGCATCGCCGCCAGCGAGCGCCGTGTGTCTGCCGCATTGAACCCCGACAGCTCGGCAGCTTGCGCAGTCGTCAGGCCATCGGGGTACTTGCGCAGCAAACGACGTAGTGTTTGTTGCCGAACAGGCGTCATGGGTTCCCTCTTGCTCTGATGGCGGCGGCACACTGGTCTGCGGTCATATCTGCTCGACCCGGATGGGCAAGCACTAAGTTCTCACACACCTTAGCGCAGGATTCTCGTTCTTCAAGTATTGCCTCCTTCACTTCAATCTCAATCTGAGGTTCCATGTGGTTTTGCCAAAACTTGTCACGTTCTTCAATGGCTTTACGTGCAATGTCAATAGCATGAACAGCGAACTCTTTGCGCTCTTGCTCAACTGCTGCTGCTTGGGCCATGTGGAAGAAGCGTTCAAGCTGTTCAACAGTAAATGTGTGCGTTGGGCGGTCTGGATAATGCCTGTTGGTGTATGGCGTTGCTCCAGCCTCTTTCGCCATACGTAGGATGTCTTGCTTATTCATGATGATTTTTCTCCATGCGTTTGCATTCAAACACTCTGTCACCAACGTAAAACATCCCCATCTTCTCGCATTCATTTGCAATGGTTGTTGCGGATACAACCCAAATTAAACCTGCAACAGCAAGCAATATGAAAGTGCTTAACAGATGTAAAAAACCATCGCTCATGTGTTCTTCTCCTTAAAGCGAGTTCTTCTCGCGTAGCTTGGCTTCGATGGCACGGGCAATTGTTAGGACGTTTACCTTGTCATCCCAATCAGGTTCACATGAAGCCCAAACGTCTTCAATTTCCTCATCCGTCAGCCCCTGCCACTCACGCTGTGCTGCCAGTGGCGTAGCCACGTAGGGTGGGGTGGTGTAGAGGGGCGTCAAATCGTAAACATCTCGGTGATACTCTTCGGCTTTTGTCTTGTCGGTAATGAGCACGCGATCTGAATCCAAACACCAGTTTGCCAAGTTACCCCACGCCACCGGCTCCACGCGCTCCGCGCTTTGCTTCATATGTGGCTCCGCCACGGCAGATTCCTCCCGCAGCTCCGCTGCATTAATGGCGGTGCTATAGCTCGCTATCGCTACGCGGAGGGCGTCAACCCTTTCGTTGAACCAGTCAGAAGTGTTCATGTGGCCTTGCACTTCTTCCAACGCCTCCAAGGCCAATTTCATTGCTTCAATCTGCTTGCTCATCTTTATCTTCCTTTTGTAGTGGCCTATAAACAGTGTTCATGGTTTCAAAACTACCATCGCTGAACTTCTGCAACACCACACTGGTACGCACAGTGTCCTTACCCCAGACAGGGTGGTCAAGTGCGCTCACTCGTGCCACAGTGTCTTTAGTCAGCTCATCTTGTTCAACACCAATGTCCTGCACAGGTGCTGGCTGCTGAGAAATGTGGATTCCAGCCTCTCGCTCAAGCGCTTCATGCACAGCTTCAAACTCAGCTTGCTCAATGCTTCGGCTTTCAGCCTCGCTAATGGCGGTGCGGAGGGCTTCCGTCCTGCGGTACAGAGATTCAAGAGGTTCATTCATCACGCCAGCTTTTGGGATTTTGTCTGTCAATGCCTCTTCCCACCGCTTGGCTACACCACGAACTGCATCGTCATGTCCTTTCCAGTATTCGGCTGAATGAAATTCGGCATCCTCAAGTTTCTCAATGGCGGTGCGGAGGGTTTTCGCTGCGTCATGGCACATGCGTCCAACAGGGATGTAGCGCGTACCCATGTCGTCAGCGTCATCAATTACCAGCCTTGCGTCAGCCGGTACGCTTTCAAGTTGCTCGACCAATGGCACTTCAAGCGCCAGCTTCATTGCTTCAATGCTCATTTCTTTTCTCCCAGACGCTGCGCAGGTTTAGCCAGCAGCCACTTGTCGCCCAGCAACAAGACAGAACGAATCCATGCCTTGCGGTTGTGCTTGTCGATCTTGGGGTTGCCGCTGTCCCACAGCTCGTAGGCGCGGTCGAATAGTTTGCGAAGGTCTTTCATTACGGTTACTCCTTTGTTGATGTGACACAAGTGTATCACACTCCTTTGGATTGGCGATAAGTTTTTACAGCGTTTCTCAATCCGGCCTGCGTGGTGGCCTTTTCATCCAGCGCCAGTGCTTGCGCCTGGTCAAGGGTGCTCTGCATCAGGATGCGGTGGCACATGACCGGGGCGCCCTGGCCTTGGCGACGCACCCGGGCGTTGAACTGCTCGTACAGGTCCAGCGACCAGTTGAGGCCGTACCACACGAGGATGTGGCCGTTCTTCTGGAGGCCGTCGATACCGTGACCCATCGACGCAGGATGGCCAATCATCAGTTGGCAGTCGCCGGTCTTCCAGCGGTGCATGGCGTTCGTGAGCGCCGCTTCGCTCTTGCACTCGGTCAGGTTGATCGGGCGCAGGTCTTTGAACCGGGTCATGATCCGCTCGGCATCGCTGCGGTAGGCGTAGGCGCACAGCACCGGTGAGCCTTGGGCCTCGTCGAGGATATCCTCCAGCGCGTCCAGCTTCATGTCATGCACTGGCTCCCACAGGGGCATCCCGGCCACCGGGTACATGGCGCCGTTGGAGAACTGCAAGCACTTGTTTGTGAGCGCAGCCTGGTTGAACGCCTCGACCTCCTTGCCGCTGTCGAGCACCATGAAGAACTCTTTTTCCAGCCGCTCGTACTTGGCTCGCAGCTCGTCGGGCATCTCGATCTTGATGTTGTTGACGATCAGGTCGGGCAGCGGGTTGTAGTCCTCGGCCGACATCTCCAGCGTGATGTCACCGATCAGCTTCTTGATTGTGTCCTCGGTGTCCTCGTAGGGTACCTCTTTGTACGGCCCGATCTTGCGGTAGAACCGGGTGCGGAACGCTGTCTTGCTAGTGCCCAGACGCTCACCCCTGTCAACCACGAGAAACTGGCCGTGCAGGTCTTTGTAGCCGTTGCTGGCAGGTGTGCCGGTCAGGCCCGTGGTCCAGTCGAACTGGTCAGCGATCTTGCGAAACGCCTTGACCCGGTTTGTGCTGCTGTTCTTCATCTTGCTGATCTCGTCCCACACGATCCCGTTGAAAGGCATGGGCTTGTCCTTCTTGACGAAGTATGTCTGAAGTGTCTCGGCCAGCCAGCCCAGGTTCTCGTAGTTCACCATGTAGACGTTAGCAGAGCGCAGCAGAGCGCGGGTGCGCTGGTCTTTGGTGCCCGCCACCATGCTGAAGCGCAGGTGCTTGGTGTGCTCCCACTTCGCAGCCTCTTGTCGCCACACCAGCCGGATCACTCGGATCGGAGCCACAATGATCACGCCGCGCAGGAACTGGGTGTTGATCAGGTGGGCCAGAGAGGTCAGCGTGATGACGGTCTTGCCCAGGCCCATGTCCAGCCACAGCATCGAGTGTGGGTGGGTGCATTGGAAATTGACCGCCTTCTTTTGGTAGTCATGCAGTAGATTCGGAGTCAGCATTTCGGAGTCCCATTACCATTACGTCAATCATTACTTTGCCCTCGTCGATGTTGTCGATCACGAAGACGTTTACCTTTTGCTGCCTGAGTCGGTGGTGTTCCCGGGCTTGAGCGTCTGTTGGCTTTTTTCCCGCGGCCTTAAATTCACAAAAGAACACACGGCCATCTTGGGTGATGAACATGCGATCAGGCACAGCAGCCCGTGCGGGGCTGGTGAACTTGTACGCAAGCAGACCCTTGGATTTGGCGTAATCGCAGACTTTGGCTTCAATCTGTTTTTCCAGCATTGCACTCTCCATCTAGTTTGCGGTTTTCCAGCTCAATGAGCAACTCGATGTAGTGCTTGGCCTTCTCCAGATCAGCGATGCCGTTCTTCTTGCGCCAGCGGCTCACGTACTTGATCACGTTACCCTCAAAGTACCCCAGCGCGTTGGCGTAGATGTACTCGACGGGTTGAATCGGCAGGTCCTTGTAATGGCTACCCTGCACTTGTTTATCTAAGCTAGACCCAGACATAGCTTCTCCACTTCTTGAACGTAGTAATCAAAGTCCACCGGCAAAGCGCCAGCATCACGAATGTCGTTGCAGACCTGCACACCCCAGCCGCTCTCGACGCCGATCCTGCGCCACTCGGTCTTACCCTTGAGCGGGGGCATCCACTTGAACAGGGGCTTGCCGCCCTTGGCGATGTAGTAGCGTGAGATGTTCTGCACCTTGTCGTCACCCCACTGGAGGTGACTGGAGCGCGGCACCTTGGTGCGCAGCATGAAGTCCATGATCTCGGGCCAGTTCTCCACAGTCTCGCGGATCGGTGCGCCCTCGACCAGCACCTTCTCGGCCACCTTGGGGATCACCAGGCCACCGGCGTTTTGGTGCCACTGAGCCTTGTACTCGTAGGCGCCCTTGCGCTTGGTGTTGCCGTCCTCGTAGACCGCGATGTAGTTGTTCACATCCCGGATGAACATGGCCTTGTAGATAGCCTCCTCGAGCTGCAACCCGGTGCGCATCTGCCACGCTGCCCGGGCGATGTCCACCAGCATCTTGTGCTCACGGGGCACCCGCACGGTCAGGCCGTCAGTGTTCACCTGAATCAGGCGCAGGCCGGGGATGTGCATCAGACCTTCAGCCAGCAGGCACAGCAGGAGCTGCCCGTTGAGCGTGATGGTCATGGTGTACAGCGGGTCGTAGAACACGCTGAACTGGTTGTTGCTGTCACCGTACACACCGTTCAAGGCCAGCTTGAGCATGGCGCTTTCGGCTGACTTCTTGGGGTAGCTCTTGCGCTGCTCGAACAGGTTCTTGTAGATGGCTACGAACTCTTTGCCAAGATGTGCAGGATGAAAGCCGTTACTGATAGCCAGATTTGGATAGTAAGAAGTAACATCAAGGTCCACGATGACTTGATCGTCATCGGACTCGATGACTTCCGAATCAACGCTTCCATGAATACCACCAAGACCAAACACGAAAGTAAAACCATCAATGCAAGCAGTGAGGTCATTGAAGACTCCTTTGGTTTCGGTGATTGACTGAGCCTTGAGCCAGTCCAGGATGCGGTTGAACTCGGGCTGCTCGTACTTGATCCACGGCAGGATGGCGTCCTTGAGGTGAATCACCGGGCGCTTGGTCTGCCGGGGTGTGCGGCCCTTGTCCGAGTAGTCGTAGCAGGCGACACCAGCTTCTTCCAGCTTCATGATGAAAAACTCCTTGCCGATCTTGGTGTCATTGAAGTTGATCCAGTCTTTGCCCGGATACAACGTGCATAGTTTTTCACGAAATTCAAGCATGTCGGCGGTGACGTGTGCGAATTTCTTGGTTTCTGCGACATCATGGGCGTTGTAGCCCTTGAGCACCTGGGTCTGCTCACGGGTCAGCACGGTGCTCACCGGGAACGGCAGGTCCTCGATGTTGTCCGAGCGCATGTTGAACTCCAGCACCTTCAGGCTGGTGGCCCGGGCCTTGTTGTCGAAGTGATGAATCTTGAACAGGTCGATCTGCTGCACGAACTGGTCAGCAGGTTTGACCAGGTGCATCCACTTGCTGTCGTCATCCTGGGCGCCAATGATCGCCATTGCTTTTTGGTACAGCGTATTGGCATCGCTGTGACCCATGCGGATCAGGGTGTGTAGAACGGGGTAGTCGAAGCCGAGGTTGTTGAAGCCCACCATTCGCGCATCCGTTTCCTTGAGGAACTGGAGAAAAGCGATGATGTCCCGGCTGTCATTACGCCAGTCGCTGATCTCAAACGACCAGCGTAGAGGCGCCTGTGCATGTTCGACCGCCAGCGTGAACACGTTGGGGTAGGTTTCGATGTCATAGATGTAGTCACGCATTACGATTACTTAAAGGTGGGGCCACTGGCCGGTCCCCCGAGAACCCCCGGGGGCAGTGGCCCCGATTCGATTACTGCTGACCTGTCATGAAGGGTGGCAGGCCAATGGGAGAACCACCAAAGGGAGCAGCAGGCATCGCAGGCTGTTGACCCATGAACCCGGGCATACCGGCAGGCGTGAAGCCCGGGGCGGCAGCGGGGGCCTGAGCCACAGCGCCAAACAGGTTCGACGCATCGACAGCACCTTCACCGAAGGGAGTGTCATCACCAGCGAACTGGACAGCGATCAGGTCGCAGCGGATGCCACGGCCGACCTTGTTGTCCTGCGGCCAGGGCTTGATGGCAGCGTTGACACGGCAGCCGCCATACATCTTGCGAGCGAGCTGCTGGTACGCCATCGTGTTGGCCGGGTCCACGGGGGAGCCGTCAGCTTGAATCATCTGCGGTGCGGTGTCGCGGCCAGCAGTGATGTACACGTTGCCAGCGTAGCCGTCGTAGGGCTGCATGGTCTTGCGGCTGACCTTTTCTTCACCACGGCCGTAGCAGCGGGTCTTGCGGTCATTCTGGATCATCTGCATGACCGCCTGAGCGTGTTCCTTCCACTTCTCCAGAGCGATGGCGCCGTAGCGGGCCATGAACTGCTGGAAGCCGGGATGGTCTTGGGGCATCAGGAACTCGCAGTTGTACGAGATGCGTTCTTTGCCGGTGGCCTCGTTGACCTGGCGCTGGGGTTCAGCGAGGTGGGGGAAGGACAGACGGACGTTGGACAGGAAAATGATTTCAGACATTACGATTACTCCAGTTTAAGAAAGCCACGAGGGCAGGGATTCGGCAGCGGGTGCTGCCTCTACTGCGCTGAACATCGGCGCAGCATTGGTGATGACAGCGGGGCGGCTGTCAGATTCGGGAACGACGGTGAGCTTGCCAGCGAGCTTGCTGACGTACTCTTGATCCATGCGCTTCAACTGACGGTCAGTCAGCGACACCTTGGTGCCGTCACGTTTCTCCCACGTCAGCTTCTCAGCTTTGGCAGGCGACACGAGTTTGGTTTCATAGATCGCGGTCTTGGGGATGCCCATCTTCACCAGCTTCTCGGCCATCTCCTCCTCGGGCAACGCCCAAGCACGGGAGCCACGACCGTGGACCAGCTTGAGGCCGGGGATGGGAGTGCCCGCTTCCAGGCGGCGCATGGCTTCTTTTTCCACTGCCTCGAGGAGTTGGCGCATCAGGGGTGCGGCTTCCATGATCTGACGAATCTGCTGATCGTCCATAGTTGCCGGGTCTTTGTCAGCGCTTTGCTGCGCGACATCGAGCGTTTGGGTTACGACTGGTTGGAACATGATTCCTACCTCCTTCATTACGTTACCTGCCAGCGCGGCGCATGAGCCTTTCGCACGACAGAATTTACATTGACTTTCGCCCGGGACAAGCGGTGCATCCGGTGCATCGGTTGCTGCTGCTTGCAGGACAATTTTACCCATGTTGGTTAACAGTTCCCTTACAGGCACATCCACCGAGGTGATCGGCTTCATTCCCTTCAGCGCCAGCTTGGGCTGGATGATGGTCATGCGGATGGTCTTGCAAGGATAGTCACCGTTGATGGGCAGACCGAACTGGGCCAGCACACCGTAGGCGTACTGCTCGAGCTGCATGTTGCCCTCGGCAGACACGACGCCCATGCCGTCCTTGTAGTCGATCAGCTCCAGAATCTCGTGGCCGTGGATTTGAACGTCCACGGTACCAGACAGGTCATCACGACCGAGCAGCCACTTGGGGTCAACCCGTTGTTCAGCGAGCACCTTGGGGATCAAGAAGGGTGTGGACTCCTCCTCAACCCGGGCCTTGATGTAGTCAATGGCGATCTTGACACGTTCGGCACGGGCCTGATCGACAATGAACTCACCATCATCGTCATTTTGTAAGACGCCCACCATTGAGACAGGATCACGTAGTCCTACACTGATGCAAGTTTCCAGCAGCGTGTGGCTGTGGGTACCGTCAATGGCCGCAGGGCCGCTGCGCTCATCGGGGTACTTGGCCTCCTCGCGGATCGAGCCTGGGCACAAGGCCCAGCGATGCCGCTTGGAGGGTGACAGTTGGGCGTGGGTGCTCATTTGAGTTTGCTCGCAAGTGTCTTGAGATACTGGTTTGCATCGTTTACCGGCACCTCTGCGTGGTAGAAATACAAAGCAGCTTCCCCAAGACGTTTGTCTTTCGGTGAAACCCCGTTGAGCGCAGCCATGAGATAGTTGACCTTGCTCACTTCAGTGCCTCAACGCCAGTGAACAGAGCGCCGTAGTGCTCAGGCTTGACATCGTTGATGTTCTGGTAGCCCAGACCAGTCAGGACGGTTTGAATCTGTGCGCCCTTTTGTGGGCCGAGGGCTTTGTAGGCGCCCATCACGTAGTCGATCAGGCCCTTACCATCAGTAAAGGGTGCAGTTGATGCGGCCGGTGCAGCAGCGGGAGCCGGAGCCACAAACGCAGGAGGTGCAGGCATCGCAGGTGCTGCAACTACCGGAGCAGGTTGTTCCAAAGGGGCGGCAGCTACCGGAGCAGGAGCAGCCACAGGTGCGGGTGCTTGTGCAACTGGGGCAGCGGGTGCTACATTCGTAGATTCCAGCTTGGCGGTCAGTGCCTGAACAGCAGCGGTCAGGGCTTCAATCTTGGCTTCGAGGGACATAAAGTTTCTCCTTACGGGTTACAGGGGGTTGGATGGTCAGGCGGTCGTCGATGAACGCCTCGACCAGTTCTCGCAAGACCTCGGTATGAGAACCATACTCGTTGGCCTTTGCGATGAACCTCGTGCGCACACGGGGCGACACTCGGGTCGTCAGGTGTGCAGATTTGGCGGTGATGGTCATGTTTTGACAAAAAATTTGATGTCGATGTGGAAAGTGTAGCACAGTTGTGTAACAATGCAACACATGCCACAAAAATTTTCTGCAAAAGAAAAACCCCGGTGTCTTGCGAACACCGGGGCCAACCCTTCAAGGAGACGTGCATGAAAACTGGCAACTGCATTACCAGCGAGAACATTGTATGACACAACCACAGACGGTTCAACCACATCCAGCGTCAATCGACGCATACATCAGGCATGGTTGGAGCCTCGTGCCCATCCCTGCGGGCACCAAGGGGCCACGCGCCCAGGGCTGGAACCTCAAAGAGAACGCACTCAAGGCCCAAGGCGATCTGCCCCCGGGCTACGGCATCGGCTTGGCCCATGCGTACAGCGGCACGATGGCCTTGGACATCGACAACTGGACGGTGACCACCAGCCTGCTGGCCGAGCACGGCATCGACCTGCAAGCGCTCTACGACGCACCCGATGCGGTGGTCATCAACTCGGGCAAGCCCGGGCACGGCAAGCTGCTGTACCAGATGCCTTTCGGTGCTGCACTGCCAAGCAAAAAAATCTTACACAACAGCATCACGGCCTACGAGTTGCGCTGCGCCACAGCTTCGGGCCTGACGGTGCAGGACGTTCTGCCTCCGTCCATACACCCCGAGGTGAACAAGCCCTACACCTGGGCAGGCAAGGGTCACTGGATGCGTCTGCCGGTCATCCCCCAGGCCCTGCTGGACCTGTGGAACGGGATGCTCAACCAGGACAAGGAGCGCACGATCTCCACCGACGGCTCGATTGATGCCTCGTGGGAGGAGATTCGCCAGGCGCTTGACCACATCAGCCCGGACTGTTCACGTGACGAGTGGATCAACGCAGGCATGGCGCTGCACTGGGCAGGCACCCAGACGGATCAGCTCGATCAGGCGCTGGCGCTGTGGAACGAGTGGTCCATGCCCTCAGCCAAGTACCCCGGTGATCGTGGCATCCTGACCCAGTGGCATAGCTTCAAGACCGACAAGGCGTCGGCAGTCAAGCTGGGAACCCTTTTCCACATCGCCAAGCAGCACGGCTGGCACCGACCACTGCCCGATGCGGCCTCACTGTTCAGCAAGATCGACATCCCGGTCATGGACCCGGTCAACGTGATCGACGGGCTGCGACCCAAGCCACCAGACATGGACATGGACCTGTGGCCCGGTATCCTGCGCCAGCGAGCGCAAGAGATTTCAGAGAGCGTGGGCTGCGACCCTTTGGTCCCTTTGTTCGCTGGGTTGGCCGCTGTCTGCGGGGTGGTTGACGCGCAGATCAGGTTGGAACTCATGCCCGGGTTCAACGTGCCCCCGGTACTGTGGCTCATGACCCTCGGTGACCCAGCGGACAAGAAGTCACCCGGCTCCCGGCCGATGCTGGCGCCGCTGCGCAACATCGAGGCTGAAGACCGTCCCCGCTACCAAAAGGAACTGCTGGACTGGGAGGGCAAGGAGGCCATGTACAGCAGCTCCAAGAAGGCTTTCCTCGAGTGGTCGGCCAGCCCCGAGGCGATGCTCGGTGCAGATCAGGCACCGCACGTGCCCGAGATGCCCAAGGAGCCAGTGCCCCTGAAGATCACCGTGTCCGACATCACGAGCCAGAAGCTCGTGCGCCAAGCTGCGGACCGTCCACGTGGCCTGCTGTGCTACCTCGACGAGATGAACTCGTGGGTGCGCAAGATGACTGACAAGACCAGCGGCGAGGATCGCTCTGCGTGGGTGGTGAGCTACGAGTCTGAGCACTACGAGATGGACCGGGTGGGTGCTGGCTCGATCCACTGCGAGAACCTGGCCGTGAGCATCTACGGCAACATCCAGCCGCAGGTGTACAAGCAAAACGTGAAGCTGCTGGCCGCTGACGGTATGCTCCAGCGCTTCATCCCCGGCATCCTGCGCGGCAGCAAGACCAAGCTGGGCCAGCCGGTGCCTGAGTACATGACGGCCGCAGCGTCGTGGGAGAACACCCTGCGACTGGTGTACGCCCTGCCTGCACAGACGTACAAGCTCTCGCCCGAAGCGTATGAGGAGTTTCGTGCGTTCCAGTCATGGTACGAGGAGGCCAAGCAGGACGAGCGGGTGCTGGACAGCGGCAGCGAGTACATGACAGCCTTCGGCAAGCTCGAGGGTTTGGCTGGCCGTTTGATCCTGCTGTTCCACGTGATCGAGGCACCTTTTACCCCACAGGTGAGCAAAGACATCGTGCAGCGGGTGATCTCCCTGATCCGTGGCTACGTGATCCCAGCGTACCGGTATACCCTGGGTGAGGTGGGCGGCGTGATCACCAATGAGTTCGATCAGTGGATGATCGACCACGTGATCCAGATCAGCAGCGAGGTGCAGACCGTTGACCTGCGCAACCTCAAGAAGTCAGCACGGCGCCAGCTCGACGGTAAGACCGACTGGCAAAAGGATCAGATGGTGCTGGACGCCATGCTGGTGCTTGAGCAGTCGGGCTGGGTGGTGCCCCTGGAGATGGAGCTGCACAAGCACAAGGCGATGTGGGGCATCAACCCTAGTCTGCCTGAGATGTTCAAGGGCTACCGCCAGCGGGTGCTCAAGGCCAAGCAGCGCCATGCGGACTACATCTACCGGTTCGCCTACGAGAAGGGCTACGAGCGCAAGCTGGTCAAGGGGTACGATCCCGAGACAATGGACGATTAAAAAGGCCCGGGGAACCGGGCCTTTTGTTTGTCACCAGGGCGCATCCTCTGGGTCAGGGTGACGTGGGGCAGGTTTGCGCCTGTCAATTGGGATTGGCTCACGTGGGAACGGCCAAGTCGAGGTGGGGGCAATTTTCATTTCAATTTCCAAAAAGTTTCTGAACCCTTATAAAGGGGCTTCGGCCCCAGGGGAACTTACGGCCACCTTACGTGGGCGGCCACGCTTGGATTTGCTTACGTGAGCAGCGTTCACGTTACGTGGGGGCAGAAAAGCCTCGAGCATGGCGGGCGCGAGCGCCTCCAGGGCCTCCAGGATGTCCAGCACCCGGACAGCGGCCGCGCTGGGGCAGCGGGTACCGTTCGCCCACTTTTTATAGGTGCCCACGGGTACACCCAGGGCGGCAGCGGCCCGGGTTTCATCAAGGGATAAGCGGCCGGTAAATGCGGCCAGGCGGGCGGTAAATGCGGGTTTTGCGGTGTTCATAATTTCAGCCTTTCAAGGGTTAAAAAAGCCCCCAGGGATCGCCTGGGGGTGGTGGTCAGGGGTAAGGGTTACAGGTCAAAGGTCAGGGCCAGTAAGCCCACTATTAAGGTGCAGACAATCCAGGTCATGAGGCCTCCCGGGTCAATCGGACAATGTCCAGGCGGGCGCCCTCCAGGGCATCCCTCAGGTTTTCGATTTCAGCCAGGGCCTCCCCCAGTGCCCGCTGCATGTCAGCCAGGCGGGCGAATAGAGCAGCGGTACCGGTGAAACCCTCAGCATAGGCCAGGGCCTCAGCCTCCCGGGCGGGCAGTGTCATAAGATCAAGCGGCATCGTTCATTTCCTCCAGGCAGAGCGGGGTCAGCGGGTCATAAAATGCGGCCTCCCGGGCCAGGGTTTCGCTCTCAAAATCGAGTGTTATGCGCGGGCAGTAGGTGTTACCGTTTAGCGCATTAAACCGGCGGATATAGTCCCCGGTGGTCATGCCTGGGATAAATTTTGGGAATGCCCGGGCCTCAGGTTTACGCTGTTCACGCCTGAGCGCGGCCATGAATGCCTGGATCCGTTTTTTCTGTTCTGGGGTGTTCATAATTTCAGCCTTTCACAATAGGGATGACCCGGCGGGCTTTAGCATCAGTCACCCGGGCACGGGTGCCGTGAGCGCGAAACCCGATAATTACGGCCCGGTCAGCGCGAGCGCACAGGCCACAGGTGGCACAGGTGACGCCCTCCCGGGTTTGAGCAGGGCAGACGATAATGGTGCGGCCCTCTGGGGTGTAGGTTTTCTCTGGGGTATCGCTGGGGACAATGGCTGTCACCGGTAAACCGGTTTCAGCCAGGGCGTCAGCCTCCCCGGCATCATCAGCGCTCAGGTTTACGGTAAACCCCCAGCGGGTGGCATGCCCGGCCCACTCGAGTGCATCAGCGGATTTTTTGTGGGTGTAGGTGAAACCCCTGCGGCCAGTATTCGCGGCCACGATTTCACCCAGGGCCACGGGGTCAACCTCTTCGCCCTGGCCGGGCAGATCCCCGGCCACGTTCATGCGCCACAGTTGACCCTCAGGCAGTGCAGCGATTGACTGACAGAGCGCGGCCAGGTCACCTCCCCGGGCGGGTACCTTGTCCCAGGCCAGGCGGGTGTAAAAATCCTCCGCATAGCAGTCAGCCCGGTAATGAGGACAGGACTGGGGACAGGTTTCACGCTGGGAATATGTCACCGGGATCGGCCCGGTTTTACTGTTCGAAGGTACGGGAACAAAGTGGTATTTCATGCCTGGGCCTCCTGGCGGTGATTAGGGTTTGAAGCGATAACCTGGCGCCTCAGGTGCTCAGGCAGTGCGGCCAGGGCCTCAGGTGTAAACCTGGGCCAGGCGGGTGCAGGGGCAGCGCATAAGCATGCGGCCACTGCGCGGTGTAGGCCAAGATCAGCGGCCACTTGATTAATTGTGGCGCCCTCGTCAAATAATCGAGCGGCCTCACCCCTGGGCGGGATCAGTGCAGCGCGGGCCAGGGTTTGCAGGTCTTGGGGTCTCATACCTGGCCCCCTTTCAATAGTTGATTGATCCCCTGGACCAGACTGTCCAGGTCCTTAGCCCAGCGATTGACGCCCCCGGTATAGTCTTTCAGGTGCTCAGCGGTGCGGTACATGTAACCCAGGCGGGGCAGGTGCTCAGTGTTTACATACACGATTGAGTCACCCAGGGCGATAAACCCGCTACACCCCCGGGCGGTGCCATTGATCCGGATATTTTTAAGCGCCACGGTATGCGCGGGGGTAAACCGGTTTCTCAGTTTTGTGGCCAGGATCATGATCAAGCCCCCTTGCGAGCGCTCACGCGCACGGTGGAATAAGGTGTACCGGTTTCAGTATGCGCGGCAATCAACTGCCTGGACGGCTTGAAATGCTCAGCAATCGAGCGCCAGGCGATAACCTCGCGGCCCGGGCAGTGCGAAACTGCAGCGCGGTAAAGTTCACCTT